ATTTTAAAGCAACTTGTAGATATAACATTAGGATCTCCTCCGTATATACCTCCACAAACAACAGCTCATTCTACATTATATAGAAGATTTCCGGATCTATTAACGGTAAACCAACTCGTGCCGATTACTAAACATTATGAGGTTTGCGAGCAAGTATATGATGATTTAGAGCACCGTGTTACAACCGCGGTAAACCCGTTTTATAATGACAAGGTTACATTAGTGTTTAATGCCATAGAGCGTAATGGTATAAAGATTGATAAAAATGAATTTGAAAAACATTTCCACCCAGTTGAAAACGAGTTTGTCTACACTAGTTACAACTATAAAACACTTACGACACGACCATCTAACAAATTTGGGGGAGTTAATTACGCGGCACTTTCACATAAAGACGGATCCCGAAAAAGTTTTATTCCACGTAATGATATTTTTGTCGAATTTGATATTAGTGCCTATCATCCTACTTTGGCTGCTATGCTTGTTGATTATGATTTTGGTAGCGGAGATATTCATCAAGCCTTTGCGGATATGTATAAGGTTGATTACGCAAAAGCAAAAGAATTAACATTTAAACAGTTATACGGAGGAGTATTTGATAATTATAAAGATCTTCCGTTTTTTAAGGCAACATCTGAGTATATACGTACGACCTGGGAAACTTTTCAAACAGAAGGCGTTATCACTTGCCCTATCTCTAATTACGAATACAAACGTGATGTTTTAGAGAACATGAATCCTCAAAAATTATTTAACTATATTTTACAAAATATGGAAACGAGCTTGAATGTTGAAGTATTATTTCGTATATTCAAGTTATTGAAAGGTAGGAATACCAAATTGGTTCTTTACACGTATGATTCATTTTTACTTGATGTAGATAATAGTGAATTAGAGGTGTTAGAACAGATTAAGCAGGTTTTTTATAAATTAAAGTTACAACTAAAAGAAAAAAATGGAATCAACTACGATTTTACCTAGATACGATTATATTTATGGGTTAGACACACATTCACCCCAAAATACAATTGATTTGAATAATAAGTTATTTTGTACCTTTACTAGTCTTGAGAATCTTGATAGATTAGTAGAAGATTTACAATCTCAATATACAATCATGTACAACAAGATGTTTGTACTGCATATAAAAAGCAACGATGAGTACGTTGTTACTTATAATGTTGACCAAGGTAATGTATCATCTATCCCAGATAATACAATTCTAGTTCACCGTAAAAAAGATAGTAATACACTTTATACTATTAACGCCCTAAACGAATTAATTAAAGGTTTAAATGGTGGTATAGTAGATTCACGTTATAGAGTAAATTGGCAACACTATCGTAATACAATTCTATTAACTCAACAAAACGAGCTTAAAGAACTAAAAACCAAAATTCACAAGATTATTGAGCTTTAATTTGGCTCCCCGAAATTAGTTTCGTATATTAGTTATAAACAATAAATAAGTTATAAACATGGATTTAGACGTAATCAAGCAGCGACTAGAGGCGCTGGAAAAACCTACCTCTAACAACAACAATGGTAAATCATTGTTCTGGAAACCATCAGTAGGTAAACAAACAATTCGTATTGTACCTTCTAAGTTTAACAAAGCAACTCCATTTAGTGAATTGTATTTCCATTATGGTATTGGAAAGCCAGTAATGATCTCTCCAATTAACTTTGATGAGAAAGACCCACTAGTAGAGTTTGCTAAAAAACTCCGTCAAACAGACCAACCAGAGAACTGGAAATTAGCTAAAAAGCTCGAACCAAAAGTTCGTTACTTTGCTCCTATTATTGTTCGTGGTATGGAAGATGAAGGTGTTAAAATTTGGCAGTTCGGTAAAGAATTGTACTCTTCATTCCTACAAATGGCTATGGATGAGGAAGTAGGCGATTTTACTGATGTAGTTTCAGGACGTGATATTAAGTTAACTACTGTAGGTCCAGAAATAACAGGTACTAAGTACAATAAAACAACTGCTGCTCCTTCAATGAAACAAACAGCACTAGATGCTGATGCTTCAAAAGTTGAATCATTCCTAAGTAATCAAGTAGACCCTCAAGGTGTATTTAAGCAGGTTCCTTACGATGAAATGAAATCAAATCTTGAATCTTGGTTATCTCCTGAAGATACTGCTCAAGAAGGTGACATCATTGATGATGAAAAACCTACAGTAGAAACGAATTATTCACTTAATACCTCAACAGAAAACGTTAAGCAAACTAAACTAGATAAGTTCGATAGTTTGTTTGAAGAAGAAGAAGGTGATGATCTACCATTCTAATTATGGCAAAAAGAAAAGTAAGCAAATCACTCTCGGCGGCTGTGTCCGCCGAGATTAAATCTAAATTTGATCTTAATAGCTTTAAGAATAAAAAGGGTCTAGGTGGTAATGTAAAATTTAAACCACAAAAATGGATTCCTTTAAGTGATGCCTTCCAATCAGTAACTTCTGTACCTGGTATTCCAATGGGTCATGTTTGTCTTTTAAGAGGACATTCTGATACAGGTAAAACTACAGCATTAATTGAGGCAGCAGTATCAGGTCAAAAAGCAGGTGTCCTCCCAGTATTCATTATTACTGAAATGAAATGGAATTGGGAACATGCTATGCAAATGGGTCTTGATGTTACTGAAATTTGGGATAAAGAGACAGGTGAATTATTAGATTATCAAGGTGATTTTATTTATGCGGATCGTGAAACACTTCATACAATTGAAGATGTAGCAGCATTTATTTTAGATCTACTTGATGAGCAGAAAAAAGGTAATTTACCTTATGATTTATTATTCCTATGGGATTCAATTGGGTCTGTTCCGTGTCAAATGTCTGTTGAGAAAAAGAAAAACAACAACGAGTGGAATGCTGGTGCTATGTCAACCCAATTTGGTAATGTAGTAAACCAAAAAGTTGTAATGTCTCGTAAGGAAAGTAGCCCATATACTAATACATTAGTTGCTATTAATAAAGTATGGACTGCTAAACCAGAGACACCAATGTCAATGCCTAAATTGATGAATAAAGGTGGGTTTACAATGTGGTATGATGCTACGTTTGTTGCTACATTTGGTAATATTTCAAATGCTGGTACATCTAAAATTAAAGCAATTAAAGATGGTAAACAAGTAGAATTTGCTAAGCGTACTAACCTCCAGATTGATAAAAATCACATTAATGGTGTTACTACTAGAGGTCGTATTATTATGACTCCACACGGGTTTATTGAAGATTCAGATAAATCACTTAAAGCATACAAAGATGCTAGAGGTGAAGAATGGAAAGCAATTTTAGGTGGTGGAGATTTTGATATCGTAGAAGAAGTTGACGCTGAACCAACTCAAGTATTTACACAAGAACCAGATTAAATTATGGCAAATAAGGATTTATTAGAGCTCCTCAATAATATGGATAAGGAGCCGGAGACACCCTCCTCACCACATGAAAGAGTTTTATTTATTGACGGTCTAAATCTATTTTTTAGAAACTTTGCCATGCTTAACATTGTTAATGAACATGGTGTTCACGTAGGCGGTCTTGGTGGATTTCTCCGTTCATTGGGGACTCTAATAAATGCTATTCAACCAACTTCAATGTATGTAGTTTTTGATGGAGAAAACTCATCAATGAACCGTAAAAATATCCTCTCAGAATATAAGGCGGGCCGTCACCAGTCTCGTATTACTAACTGGGATATTTTTGAAGATGTTGGAGATGAGCACGATGCTAAAGTAGATCAAATTGTAAGATTAATTGATTATTTAAAGTGTCTTCCTGTTAAAACAGTAGCCCTCGATAAGGTAGAGGCCGACGATATAATCGCGCATTTAGCAAGTAAAATTACATCAAATAATGATAACTCACGTGCGTTTATTGTATCAAGTGATAAAGATTTTATTCAATTAGCTAGTGATAAGATTTGTGTATACCGTCCTATAGAAAAAGATTATTATACTCCGGATACTGTACAGAAAAAATTTAATGTATTACCTGAAAACTTTATTCTATATAAAGTACTAATGGGTGATTCTTCAGATAAAGTCCCAGGTATTAAAGGTTTAGGTGAAAAGAAATTACGTAAACTATTCCCAGAACTATTAGAACGTTCTCTTACATTAGATGATATTATAGAAATTAGTGCTGAAAAACATAAAGAGCATTTAATTTACTCTCGTGTAGTACTCCAAGAAAATGATCTTAGAAATAATTATAAGATTATGAATCTACATGAACCTATGATCAATGAAGTTGAAACAGAATACTTAAACTCTTTAATAGAAGAACAACCACCCGTGCTTAATCCAAAACCATTTCTTAGATTCTATCAAGAAGATGGGTTACGTCACTTGATTAAAAACCCTGAATTCTGGTTAAATAATCAGTTCCAAACATTAAACAGTTTTGTAAATGACCCTAAGTGATTTAAATAAATACGGACCCGCATTTCAAATTAAGGTTATTCATTCCTTACTTGAACGTAAAGATTTCTTAGTTAATATCCATGATATATTAGATTCATCATATTTTGATAATCAAGCCCATAAATGGATTATTGATAATATTTTAAAATACTATAATGATTATCATACAACACCAACACCAGAAGTTTTAAAATCTGAATACGAAAAGGTTACTAATGATGTTTTAAAAGTATCTATTAGAGAACAACTTAGAGATGCTTATAAAATAATAGCAACTGATTCAGAATACATTCAATCAGAATTTTCAGCATTTTGTAAAAACCAACAACTTAAAAAAGCACTATTAGGTAGTGTTGATTTACTTAAGGCTGAAGATTATGATTCAATTCGTGGTTTAATTGATAATGCTTTAAAAGCTGGGATGGATAAGCATATTGGACATGAATATCTTAAAGATATAGAAACTCGTTATCGTGAAGAACAAAGAGTTACTATTCCAACTCCATGGAAAGAATTTAATGAGATCTTACAAGGTGGTTTAGGTAATGGTGATTTTGGTTTAATATTTGGTGGTCCAGGTGCTGGTAAATCTTGGTCATTAGTAGCATTAGCAGGTCATGCTGTAAAAATGGGTTTTAATGTTGTTTATTATACATTAGAATTAGGTGAAGATTATGTAGGTAGAAGATTTGATGCTCATTTTACAGGTATCCCAGCTAATGAAATTATGATGCATAAAGATAAAGTTGAAGACGTAATGACTAAGTTACCTGGCAACCTTATCATTAAAGAATTCCCACCAAATAAGGCATCTATGTCAACTATCGAGTCACATATCCAGAAATGTGAGGATTTAGGCACCAAAATTGATTTAGTAGTTATTGATTATGTTGACTTACTTCGATCAAAGAAAACAAGTAAGGAGCGTAAGGAAGAAATTGATGATATTTATATAAGCACGAAAGGATTAGCCCGCGAGCTTAATATCCCAATTTGGTCGGCTTCTCAAGTCAACAGACAAGGAGCTTTAGACGAAGTGATTGAAGGACATAAAGCGGCGGGCTCTTATGACAAAATGATGATAACAGATTTTGCTGCTTCTATTAGTCGTCGTGCTAAAGATAAACAAACTGGAGTTGGAAAACTCCACATAATGAAGAATAGATACGGGATGGATGGACTTACTTACAACGCTGCTATTAATATCGCTATTGGTGAATATAAAATCATTAGTGATGCAGAGTTTGAAGAACTTGCTGG